TATTGACTATGCACAGCCAAATGTACCGGCGCCGCAGTTTGGGCCGTACGATCCATTTAAAGCACCAAATTACTTAAGACCATTGCAAGACGCTGGTAATTTTGGAATAGCAGCCTTAGTAGGAGCCTTCAATGATGGCAAGCCGGGGAATGGGGGCAATCAGCCCAAGTAAAATGCCTAAGCCTAAAATGAAGAAACGGCGGGACAATACGGATTTTCAGCAATTTGCTGAAGGCGGTGAGGTGTGGAACAAGCCTAGACCTAAAAGCCTTGGCAAACCTAAGCCATTGAGTCCGGCAAAAAAGTCCAGTGCAAAAGCTATGGCAAAGGCTGCGGGTAGACCTTACCCTAATTTAGTTGATAACATGAGAGCCGCAAGGAAAGTATAATGGCTTATACCACCGGCACAACAACGTTCGACCCTAACCTCAATGAGATGTGCGAGGAGGCGTATGAACGTTGTGGGAAAGAGATGCGGTCTGGGTATGACCTTCGTACCGCCAGGAGAAGCCTAAATCTTCTGATTACAGAATGGGCAAACCGCGGTATAAACCTTTGGACCATGGAGCAGGGCGCCATACCGCTTTATGCGAACCAAATTACATATCCGCTCCCTATTAATACAGTGGATCTAGTAGAGACGATTGTCAGGAATGGCGTTGGGCAAAACCAAACAGACATCAATATCAGCAGAATTTCAGTTAGCACATACTCAACTATCCCGAACAAGTTGGCTACTGGGCGACCTATCCAAATCTACATTGACAGGCAGGGCGGTCAAACGTATGTATTTAATGCAACGCTTGCGGCTAATATTTCATCCTCAGCTACGACGGTACCAATGTCTAGCGTCGAGGGGATACCATATGCAGGATATGCAAACATTGGATCGGAAACGATTTATTACTACGGAACTGCAACCCAAGCCGAGAATGTGGCAACGGGTGCTTCGGCTTATGCAACGTTGAACAATGTACTGCGCGGCCAGAACAACACGACGGCTGCATCGCATACATCAGGTGATGCGGTAAGTAACACGCAGTTTCCAAACGTCACGGTATGGCCGGCTCCTGATCAAGGAACGATCAGCAACCCGTACTACACGCTGGTGTATTGGCGCCTGAGAAGGATGCAGGACGCTGGTAATGGTGTAAACGTTGAAGATATCCCATACAGATTTCAAGAGGCCATGATCGCTGGGCTTGCGTACAAGTTATCGATGAAAGTAGAAGGTGGCTTGGAGAGGATGGCGATGCTTAAAGCGCAATATGATGAAGCTTGGGATCTTGCGTCTTCTGAGGATCGTGAGAAGGCGCCCATAAGGTTTGTGCCAAGGCAATCATTCTTGGGTGTGAACTTCTAATGCCAAATCAGTTTGCCAGCGGAAAGTTCGCAATCGCGCAATGCGATAGGTGTAATTTTCGCTATAAGTTAAAACAGCTTAAACCGCTGACAATTAAGACAAAAAATGTCAATATACTGGTATGTCCAGAGTGTTGGGAACCGGATCAGCCGCAGCTCCAATTAGGTATGTATCCGGTTAACGATCCGCAGGCGGTAAGGAATCCAAGAACAGATTCAAACTCGTACTATCAATCAGGTTACAACGGGTTGCAGACAAATTACACGGTAGGGACAAACCCGCTTTATACGGGTGTTCCGTTAGATGGCAGCAGGGTAATAGAATGGGGGTTTAATCCGGTTGGTGGATCAAGGTCATTTGACGCCAGCCTAACGCCTAACCATCTTGTCCCCCGCGGGTTAGTTAATTCAGTGACTGTAGGAGTTTGATATGAAAACGATGGAAGCTTTAAAAAAGCACATGGCTAAGAAAAACGGTCACCCCGACCCTGACGTTAAGAAGCTACGCAAGGGTGGGCCTACGAGTGAATCGATGCGCAAGATGGGGCGTAATTTAGCTCGCGCACGGAACCAAGGATCAAAGTGATGGCTTATTCAATGAAACGAGGCGGCAAGGAAATCGGCCCTGCGTCGGTTTATGCTGAGCCACATACGATGGATGGGAAGAAGACCAAGGCTTCATCGAACCCTGGTTCTGGCCCAGATCACAGTAGTGTCGATACAGTGGCCATGAGTGTTGGCGCTTATACCAATAAGCTAGACAAGCCGGTTAAAACATCTGGCATTAAGATGCGTGGTACGGGTGCTGCTACCAAAGGCACGATGAGCCGAGGGCCGATGGCGTGAACTGGGGCGAGCTAAAAACCCAGATACAAGACTACATGGAGACGACGTTCTCCATAACTAGTCTTACGACGTTTGTTACGCAAGCCGAGGAGCGTATTTATAATGCGGTCCAATTTCCTAGTTTGCGCAGAAACGTCACTGGGTCGTGCAGCCAAAACAATCGCTACCTTCAGGCGCCTGACGATTTCTTAGCGCCGTATTCGATGGCGGTTATAGAGCCAAACGGTGCTTACCACTACTTGTTGATTAAGGATGTGAACTTTATCCGCGAGTCGTTCCCTATACCAACAGGTGCAGGCAATACAGGGAGACCTTATTGCTATGCATTATTTGGCCCTGATTATCCGAACTCGCCCGATAAGCTTGCATTCATGCTAGGCCCAACTCCTGATTTAGGATATGGCATAGAGCTTCATTATTTTTACTACCCAACATCAATTACGTTCAATAATGTCGATGCCAATACAACTTGGCTAAGCACTAATTTTGATACGGTATTATTATATGGGTCGTTGGTAGAAGCTGCGCAGATGAACAAATCGGACCCGGATATTGTTGCCAATATCGGCAACAAGTACAAAGAGACGTTGACTCTGGCAAAACGGCTTGGGGACGGCATGGAGCGACAGGATCATTACCGTACAGGCCAGGTACAAGACAAGGTTGTGTAATGGCTATAGTGCAAACCATGTGTACAAGCTTCAAGGCAGAGGTTGCCCAGGGGTTGCACAATTTTACAAGGTCCACAGGTAATGTTTTCAAGCTGGCTTTGTATGTCGCGACCGCCAACATCGGTGCAGATACCCAAACCTACACCGCGCAAGGTGAAGCCAGTGGAACCAATTATTCGGCAGGCGGCCTTGCACTCACAAACATCACGCCCCTTTCATCAGGTTTTACAGGATATTGGTCGTTCGACGACTTAACATTCAGCAATGTAACGTTGACATGTGCTGGCGCTCTGATTTACAACTCAACGAATGGTAATCGGGCGGTTTGTGTTTTAAACTTCGGTTCTACGGTAACTAAAACCGGTCAAGATTTGACCATAACTTTCCCGCCCATGGGCGCCACTGATTCAATTTTAAGGATTTCATGATGGAACAAGCAAAGACAAACGACGTTGTGGCTAGCGGATTAATTGCTCGCCCAGGTTCTGAAGAAGCAGCCCGTGCGATGGGCAAGTATTTCTTTGAGTGCTACGACAAAGACGGCAACCTTAAGTGGACGGCTGAATCTAAAAACCTCGTGGTCAACGTTGGCTTGCAATACATGGCTGGCACCGCACTTGACGGCGCTACCGCAAGAATCACATCTTGGTATATCGGTCTTTACGGAGCTGGAGCATCTAATACGCCGGCAGCTTCCGATACCATGTCTTCTCACGCCGGATGGACTGAGAACACAACGTACAGCAATTCAACCCGTCCTGCTGCAACATTTGCGGCGGCGACAACGGCTAATCCGTCAGTGGTTACGAACACGGCAAGCAAAGCATCGTTTAGCATCAACGGTACAACTACGATTGGTGGTGCGTTCTTGACAAGCGATAACACCAAGAGCGGCACAACGGGTACGTTGTTTTCTGCTTCTGATTTTACCGGCGGTGATCGTTCGGTAGTAAACGGCGACACACTCCAAGTAACGTATCAGTTCAGCTTGTCTGCATAATGGCTTTTGTAGTTGCTGATCGTGTACAGGAAACCACAACCAGCACTGGCACAGGGACAATAACCCTAGCTGGTGCGGTTACAGGGTTTCAATCGTTTGCCGCTGTAGGTAACGGTAATACGACTTTTTACAGTATTGCGGATCAGTCGGGTTCCCAGTGGGAAGTTGGCATAGGCACTTACACATCGTCTGGTACTACCTTATCAAGGGACACGGTCTTATCTTCCAGTAATTCAGGAAGCCTTGTTAATTTCTCCGCTGGCACTAAAAACGTCTTTGTGACCTACCCCGCAGAGCGTGCTGCCTATGGGCTAACGGCGGGTACAGGCATTTCAATTACAGCGGGAAATGGCACGACGACGATTGCTGCAACCGGTGGCGGGGGTGGGCCAAGCCCCATTATGGCTGCAATGATTTGGGGATAACAAATGGCTGCACCTAATTTAGTTTCACCGACCACGATTACCGGCAAATCTGTAACGGTTGATTTAACCTCTACATCAGCCACGTCCATCCTAAGCAATGCTGCTTCTTCAGGTAAGGTCTTAAAAGTCAATTCACTGTACGTGGCTAATGTAGATGGAACTGCGACTGCGGAGATCACCATTAATTACTATTCGGCTGCGGCACTTGGAGGTACGGCTACACAGATTTGCTCGACGGTTGCTGTTCCTGCGGATGCTACATTGGTTGTGATTGATAAAGACGCTTATATTTATTTGGAAGAAAATACGTCATTAGGCGCTACGGCTGGCACAGCAAACGACTTAAAAGTGGTTTGTTCTTACGAAGATATTAGTTAGGAGTAGCCATGCCCAGAGGTAACGGCGGGATTATTGGCCCAGTTAATACGTCATTCTC